CAAGAAATAAATCAAGCGACTCAGGCGGTACTTTGGCTTAATGCTGGTCTATGGGCGCAGACCACAGCAATTAATCAAATTACTTTAACACCAGCAGGTGGCAATCTTGCGCAATACTCAACATTTACTCTATACGGCATACTCTAAAAGAAAAGGAAAGACAAATGACAACACCAACAGCGATTGAAGTTGACTGCTCAACAGGAGTAGTTACAGAACGCGAACTAACAGCAGCAGAAATTGCACAGCGTGAAGCAGATGCAGCAGCATATGCAATAGCAAAGGCAGCAGAAGAAGCAGCCGCGGCTGCAGCAGCAACTGCTAAGGCATCAGCACAGGCTAAGTTAGCAGCACTAGGACTTACTGCTGCTGAAATTGCAGCACTATAATTAATTGGACACGTTAGCAACTGACCTAGTCCCGCTTATGCGGGATATAGATGACGCAATAGACGAATCAGAAGAACAAATTTACTAAGGAGTAACAGTGGCTGGCATAGATATCACGGAAAGTTTACCCTTAAACGTTGGTAATCCTGGAACAGCAGGCTTCTGGACCAATAACGCAGAGGACTACGATGTAGCCTTTGGCGGTATTCCGTTCTTTATGGCTCCAAATGATGTCAATCCATACCAGAGAGAGACTGCGCCATATCGCAAGGATCAATTTGATAACTCAAGAGAACCTGGCGAGCAGTCTCTAACTGGTTGGTGGATCCGTTCTCAGTCATCGTTCCACGGTGGAACTGGTATTAATTTCTATGATCCTACCGCTGGTGAGTCTATTGGCTATCGATTCAATGACTCTCAGGGTGTAAATCCTTGGGTTAAAGGGCAGGTATCACTGCTTAAAGATACAGTAAATACTCACGTTACTACTGGTGCTGTGGTTGGAACCGATCATCAGCATCCTCAGCAACATACACGTTCTATTCAATGGAGTGGTGTTAATGGCGTATTGCTACACGATGAGTTCGATGTAGATAAAATTTACCCAGCAATTACTGTATCAATTAGTAACAAGGCTTTAACGTCTAACGTAGCCACGCTGACTACACCTACAGTCCACGGGCTTACAGTTGGTATGGATATAACCATTACTGGGGTAGATGCTACTTTCAATGGTACTTACAGAATTACAACTGTGCCTACAACTACTACTTTTACCTACGCTAAGACAGCATCTAACGTAACTTCTACTGCTGTATCTCCAGTGGGTACTGGTGTAACTGACCCAGTAATTCATTTTGTTGATTATATCTCAGGCACTGATAGAAAAGTATTTGCCATCTGTGATGATGGAGTTAATGCTTATTGGGTAACTAATAAAACAGTTGGTGGCAACCAGCGTATAACTATGTTCAAAAAGCCTCTATCTGGTGACTCTATTACTGGCTCATCTAACCCATCTGCAACTGGTGATGTTACCCAGATGTTTCAAGATGCAAATATTGAAATCGTATATGCTGCTATGGAGTTCGTTAAAGACCGTATTGTACTCTGTGTAAATAACATAGTCTATGAATTATCAACTAATGCAACAAGCCTTCCTAGCCCTATCTACACCAATCCCAACACAAATTATCATCACACAAGCGTAGCCGCTTCTGGACCGGCAATCTATACTGCTGGACATTCTGGGATATATTCTACTATTCATAAGTACACGCTAGGCACTAACGGCGCTATGCCAACCCTTACACAGGCTGTCGTTGCTGCTGAATTTCCTCCTGGAGAGATAGTAGAAAAACTATATTACTATCTTGGATATATGATGATCGGTACTAGCAAAGGTGTGCGTGTTGCTAATATCAACGATCAAGACGGATCTCTTGCCTACGGTCCACTAATTGTAGAGACAGGTCAAGCGGTGTATGACTTTGCTGCACGTGATCGTTTCGTATGGGCTACTACTGGAGTAGGAACTAACGCAGGACTTACTCGTATTGATTTAAGTCAACTTGTTGAAGGCGAAGCACTTCGCTTTGCTTATGCGAATGACCTTATTGGGATTCAAAGTGGTTCCTACGAAACTACTGCTGTTGCTTTTATCGGAACTACCAACCGTCTAGCCTTTGCTAGCGCATACGATGGCAGTAACGGAGCAATCTACTTAGAGTCCGAATCAGCGCTAGTAACCTCTGGATACCTAACTACTGGTGCTATCCGTTACGGAACACTAGAACCTAAGAACTACAAGTTAATCCGCGCGCGTGGTGAGTACACCAATGGCGCTATGGATCTACAAGCCATTGATAGCGATGCTGCTGTCTATAACATTATTAGTTACAACTCGAGTGTTGGAACACCTGAGGCTGCTACAACCAATCCAGAAGGCCCGCAAGAGTTCCTCTCATACAAGTTTACGCTCTCACGCAGCGCAAGCGATACCAGTAAAGGTCCTATATTTAAGGGCTACCAAGCGAAAGCACTACCTGCCACTAAGCGCCAGAGACTGATTCAATTTCCAGTCTGGTGTTTCGATATCGAAAAAGACAGATACAACGTGCAAACTGGATATGAAGGCCGTGCGTGGGAGCGTATTCAAACTCTTGAAGAAATAGAAGCCCAAGGCGATATTGTCAATGTGCAGGACTTCACCACTGGTGAGCGTATCCAAGCAATTATTGAACGCATTCAATTTGATCGCAAGACACCACCTAACGGTCAATTTGACGGATTTGGCGGTTTACTTCTAGTAACAGTACGGAGCGTCTTATAGTGTCAGCAGTAGATTACGCAACAGTAGCAGTAGCGGTTATGACCATACTCGGTGGTTTTGTGGGTGCAGTTAGATGGTTAGTAAAGCACTACTTGAGCGAACTTAAAAATAACGGGGGAACATCAGTCAAAGATCAAGTTGAAAGGTTGGAATCCCGCGTTGACCAAATTTACCTCCTTCTTTGTGAAAGAGAAATTAAGTAAACTATCTGTATTACTTTTATTGGTAGGTATATTTTTTCTATTCCCATCTTCTGCTCAGGCAAATATGGGGCTACAGGCATACTTCTACGATAATCAAACTGGTGAAGATAACTTATACAACAATGCTCCACCAATACCGCCTGATACACCAATGGTTTTCAGTATTCCAGTTGCAACAGTAGACCAAGATTTTGATTTGTACCCTATGCCTGGATTAATTGATGACTTTGTTGTTAAATATGAAGGTTATATAACTGCTACTGAATCAACCACTGTCAATTTACAATGCTTGGCAGATGATGGTTGTATTGTAATCATTGATGGTGTAACTATCATTGATGAGTGGTGGGATAAAGGGACAGATGGTGGCATCTATCAGTACGCATTAGTTCCTAATCAATCTTTACCATTTACCGTTTGGTATTATGAAAATGGTGGTGGAGCAGTTATCCAACTTCGTTGGCAATTCCCTGATGGAGAGTGGGCTGTAGTTCCAGAGGCTGTGTTTAGTACAGTTCCAAAAGTAATTGTTACTCCAACTCCTAGTCTTTATGAGAGTCCCACTGTTGTGAATACTCCATCGGAAACTGAGACCGTATCCGACGCTGAGACAACAACCGCTGTACAACCGACACCGCCTTTAGGCGAGACTTCAACTCTCGAATCTCAAACCACTGAGTCAAGCACAGCAACCCAAGATACATCGACAGCATTAGTAGAAACCCCGACAGTAGTTGATACTTCGACAGCGACATTACAACCTCCAATTATTCCAGAACCTACTCCTATTGTAGCACCTGAGCCACCTGTTGTTAGACCTGAGCCTGTGGTAATTCCTGATCCACCAGCACCTGCTCCTGAACCCGAACCAATTCCGACACCTGCTCCTGAAGTAGAGCCTGAACCTGAGGTTGCACCTGAGCCAGTTCCTGTTGAAGATCCCAGCCCAGAACCTGAGCCCGTTCCTGATCCCATTGTTCCACCTGAGCCACCACTAGACCCAGAGCCTGTTCCTGAGCCAGAGTTAGAGCCCGAAGTCGCTCCCGAACCCGCTCCAGAGCCTGAATTAATTCCTGAGCCTGCACCTGAACCTCCTGCTGTAGAAGAACTTGCGCCAGAAGTAGCGCCTGAGCCTCCTATGGTAGCAGATGAAAACGCTACAGAAGAAGAGAAAGCGATAGTTGCTGAGGCAATTATTGAAGCAGCACAGGGAGAACCTGTAACCGCTGCAGCGATTGCTGCTGCTGGGCTTACATATGCTGACTTGCCAGCAGAGACACCTGTTGAGGTACGTCAAGATAAAGACGGAAACGAAGTGGTTATCACAGCAGAAGTAGCAGCAGCACTCGTAATACTTGAGAGTCCTGCAGAACTTATTAGCGCAATCTTTACTGACCCCGGACAAGTCTTGCTTGCCATCACCAGCATTGGTGCAGATATGTCAGATGAAGAACGAACAGAATCAGAACAGACAATTGTTGCAGCAGTTATCGCTGGACAGGCTGCGGTGTCCGCAGCAGGTATGGCAGCAGGAGCCGCATCATCAGGTAGTACTGGTGGGGGCGGTTCATCAGGCGGAGGCGGGGGATCATCAGACTCTAAAGGCGTTAGGAGACGCAAAGAATGAAAATACTAAGAGATATGGTCGAACAACTTTGGACACTACTAGGTATGTTTATTGCCTGGGTAGTCCTTGATGGTTCAGCCAAACAAGTTGTTGGTGTTGCTATCTTTGCAACTCTATTCTTTTGGGCTGTTACATACCCAATTAGAAACCCACTAGATAAGGACGAATAATGGATACATTTAAGAATGTAATGATGAGAATCTTTGCTGTTATTGCAGCAGAGTCTCTTGGTGTTATTGGTGCTGGTTCACTTGTAGGCATTGAAGTATGGCAGGCAGCAACTCTCGCTGGTGCGCTAGGCGCAGCACGAGTGCTTGAAGCACTAGCCCGCTTCTACTTAGCAGACGGAAGCCTGACATCAGAAGAAATCAACGCAGCCTTTGCTAAGGTTGACAAGAAAGCGAGTGAATAATGGGACAACGCAACGACTTCATTGAAGTAGCCAAAAGTCAACTTGGCGTTATTGAAGGACCAAAGGATAACGAAACTAAGTACGGTGCTTTTACCAAGGCTAACTTCTTGCCGTGGTGTGGGTCATTCGTTATGTGGTGTGCCAATGAAGTGGGTCTAAAGATCCCTAACTGTGTTTCAACTAAGGTTGGAGCAGAAGCGTTTATGAAGAAGAAACAATGGGAGAAGGCAAGCGACACAGCACAGCCACTTCCAGGAGATATCGTGTTCTTTGACTTCCCTAACGATGGTGTAGATCGCATCTCACATATTGGGATCGTAGTCAAGGACAACGCAGACGGAACAGTTACCTGCATCGAAGGCAATACTGCCCCAGATAAGAAGGGCGACCAACGCAACGGCGGTCAGGTCTGCCTAAAGGTACGCGCCTTTAAGAAGAAGAATGGCTCTAAGTTACGCAAGTCACAAGCAGTAACAGTGGTTGGCTTCGGCAAACCAGTGTTCAAGTCATAAGGAGAAAAAATGGATACCAAAAAGTTAATCGCAATAGCAACAACCTACGCACGTGCAGCGGTGCCAGCAGTGGTAGCGCTTTATGCAGCAGGTGTGACAGATCCTAAGACATTGGCTTATGCTTTTGCCTCTGCCTTTATAGCACCTATCTGGAAGGCTTTAGACCCTAAGGCCAAGGAATTCGGAATCGGTAGCAAGGCTTAAATAGCCCTTTTAAGACCCGTAGCAGCCCCGTAGAGACAAGGAAACCCCCTACCTAAGTAGAAATACTCAGGCTAGGGGGCTTTTTTGTCTTTTACCCACCCGTAGAGTAAAAGCCCGCACCCTTGAACTGCACAGCAGGGGCTGAATAGACCCTAGTAGACTTCATATTGCAGTTGGGACAGTTGATCTCTGTCTCACGTTCTTTGTAAGAACGAGTAGTTTCGAACAGGTGTTCGCATCCATTACATCTGTACTCGTAGGTAGCCAAGGTTATCTCCCTGAGGGGTAGCAGTAGCAGTTCCAGCACTCATAGGTAATATCGTCGATGATATGGAAGGCATCTTCCTCGGTGTTAATTACCTTGTCGCAAGATATACAATCGTGCATTTCAACCAATGTAGTTACACTCCTCACAGGATAGACATTGTTCACAGTAACTCGTTTCATCACAGCCCGTACAGGTTGAGTGATCCGTCCAAGTATCGCATAATTCGCAAGGTGTTTTCATTTGGTCATATCCCTAGTGTAGGAGGTTAGGTGGACAAACCCACAGTTATTGCAGACATATGGGTGTTGGTTGAGCCATTTATGTTTTTTCAGAAATGACTTGGCGTGGGACTTGCAAGCCCAGCGTCTTTTGGTAGAGCAGGTTTCTGCTGATGTTCGTAGTGTTTTCGTCATACATAGATCATAACATAGGTGTATAGTGGGATGTGCGATGAAAGTCGTGGGGCGGAAACTTCAAATGAAGGGTGACGGCAACGTCTGAATCCACTCCCCTGAACCACCATAATTTTTTATGGGGGGTAGGGGGGCGTTTCTTAAAATCGGGGTTCAGGCATATCGTGTCGTCGTCCTGCGGGGTCTGGTTCTAGGTGTTACAATCATCCTATGAACTCATTACCAGAACACATCTCTTACTCGTCCCTATCGACCTATCAAGAGTGCGGTTGGAAGTACTATCTAACCAAAGTCGAGAAGCATACCGAGCCACACGCTGTGTGGTTTACTGGCGGTTCTGCCGTCCACAAGGCTACCGAAAACTTTGACAAAGAAAACTATTATATCAACACAGAGGTTTCTTTAGGTTCTGCTTATCTTGATAAAGTTTGGAATGATGCTTGGTTTGCACAAGTAAAAGAAGATGAAGAAGCCAATGGCGATATGAATACTTGGCAGTTTGCTAAGAAAGAAGATATGTCGTGGTGGTATGGCGAAGGTCGTTGGATGCTAGAGAACTGGGCTAAGTTCCGCAACAATGGCTGGAGTATTTACGAAGATTTTGTTGAAAAGGAATACCAGATCCCTATTGAGGATACGCTGGTCAAAATGGCTATTGACCGTGTTATGGTTGACTTTGAGGGCAAGTTAGTCCTACTTGATATCAAGACAGGTGCATCTAGTCAGCGACACCCACTACAATTAGCCGTCTATGCTTGGGCTTTAGAGAAGCAGGGTATAGCAGTAGATCGTGCTGCCTTCTGGGATGCGCGTACAGGACACGTAACTCAGTGGAGCCTAGCCAACTTACAATCAGATAGAATTGAAGATATACTAAACACCTTCGACAAGGCTCGTAAGGAAAATATTTTCTTGCCTAACTTGTCCAACTGTGGCAGATGTGGTGTAATATCCCACTGCAAGTTTTTAACCACACAGAGATAAAGGAGCAACAAAATGACTGGTAACTTCCAAGTCAGCAGTAAACTACCCGATGGTCGAATCTTCGTGGTAGCCTCAGAGACCTTTGCTGGTTTCTGTGAGTCACTAGAAAGCGCCGTTGGTATCGAGGAGTCGCAAGACCTCTTGAAGGAAATGGCACAATCACTTGTCGGGACACCTACAACTGGTGTTCAGGCAGTACAGAATATCCGAGAAGGACTTGGAGCGAGTATCATTCACACAGCACATCCAGTGAATGGTGAAGCAAGCAACACTGGTGCTCCAACTTCAAGATCCTGCTCACACGGTTTAATGTCTAAGCGCACAGGTGCTGGGGCAAAGGGACCTTGGAAGGCATTTATGTGTCCTTCACCTAAGGGAACTCCAGATCAGTGCGAGCCTGTATGGGTTCGTCGCAACGATGCAGAGTGGAACACTTTCTAAATGGAAGCAGCCCTTACAGGGCTATTCGTATCACTAGCAATTATATTCATATTGGAGATACATAGCAGATGAGAACTCTAGCCCGTGCAGTAGGCAGTATTGATATTGGTGGCGAACCTTTGCCATCAGTGTTTCGTACTTTTGATGCTAACAAGGTCGTTATTCGGCGGTCTGAAATATCGATGATTGCAGGAACTCCTGGCGCAGGTAAATCTACGCTGGCACTTGCAATTGCTTTGCGGGCAAAAGTTCCAACGCTGTATATCTCAGCCGACACAAACGCCCATACAATGGCTATGCGTCTGCTATCAATGATAATC